GACATCCAATATGCAGCACCATCAACTTCTACACATGCATTTTTTCCAACCAACCCACAGTTAGTTCCAACTTGTGCAAATGCAAAAGTAAATGGTTGACCAACAAAACGTTGTGTAAATAACGCCGTGTCAGTCCAAACATAAATTGCATCTCTACCTCTGATAGCACCAATGATCCGTGATCCATCGGCCAATCTTTGTGTACCAGCTGTATTGGTTGCCGTAGGTGTATAAGTATTAATGTCCTCTTGATCTGAGAATCTAATAAACATTTCATCCTGTGTGTTAGCATCACCTATTGTAGTTTCTGTACCAAAAAATACTAAGTGTCTATCTGGTGTTGATACAACCATGTGTCTTGATGATGTTGGTGCACCGGATATAATTGTGGCTCTTGTTGTAGTTGCATTTGATAAAGAAGAGTCCCATTCAAAACATGCATTGTTTGCAATTAAACAAATCGCTTTGTCACCAAAATTGTCTAGTGACCACATACCTGGTTCAATAACTAAGTCACCGGATGCTGCTTCACCCCATGCAACATAATCAGTTGAATTAGTAACTGTTGCACCGTCAGAGTGTGCTGATCTAGTAGAGTTTCTTACAGCCCTTGTAATACCTGTTAACGTATTTTCTGTAACACCTGTATATGAAATTTCTTCATTACCTACTTGAATAAAGTTTGTACCTGAACTTGGAAACTGTGAAGCATCAGTCAATACAATAGATGTTCCTGATCCACCTGTTCCAGCGGTATCATCTAATAACGCACCATTTAAAGTTGTAGTAACTGCTCCAGGTTCTTCACCACCCCAAGAACCTAATCCCCAACCAAAACCTTTTGCTTGAACTGCCGGTCCTACAGGATAATAATGTTGAATTCTAATACCACCTGATGTTGTTGCACCAGATCCTGTCTCATTAGATGGCATTGTAATTGTAAGAGTGGTGGTTGATGGCACAGATGTTACCATAAATTTTTTATCATCAAAATCTGATGCGCCAAAATTAGATCCTGTTATTGTAGTAAAATTATCTAATAACAATATTTCACCTGCAGCGATATTGTGAGCACTAGGAAAAGTTATTGTGACAACCGCTGATCCGTTAGTCGTGCTGAATGCATTTGTAAGTGTGGTTGTTGTTTTAATAGGATGTATGTCATAAAACACACCTCCTGAATATGCATATAAAATTCTGTTGGTTCCTATGATTGCATATTTTCTACCTAAACTATTTACAAAATGATGAAGACCTCTAGCAGCTCCCGTTAAATCATCTGTTCCTAATTGCTTCCAACCACCTATTTTTTCAGGCGTTCCATATCTAAATCTAACATTATCGCAGTCTATCCACTGTCCTTCAGCTGTAGTTTCTGAGATTTGTTTATTGATACCTGGTTGAAATCCTATTTTTTGTAACATATTTTACCTATATCACAGATTTTTTGCTTAATAAATAGATAGTTATTTATTGTTTTTTACTACAATATCTTCATTTGCTTTAGTTTGAAGATTTTGTAATTCTTTATTAAAATTACTATTCCAATCTGCAACAATCTTAACCAGATTATTTCCAAAATGTCTTAAAAAAGTATCAGATAAATGTACTTTTTTGTTTTTATTTATTATCTTTAACTCTTCGTCTGTAAAAACTAAATCACAACTTCCGTCTTTGTATTGTCTAAATTCCATAATTTACTTCCTTGTTCGTTTTGTGGTTCCGTATATTGATCTTTTATCTCCTTCCCATTCTGTATATTTCCCATTCTTATCTACATAATGCATAAATAATTGAGATTGCCAATCCCCTTTAAAATCCTCTCTTCCATGTTTTACCTCACATCCTAGATAAACTACAGCGTCTCCTGATTTTAAATTTACTTTAACATCATTCATAGATATAGGCCACTCAGTGCCATCGGATCCTAACATTACTGTAACACTTATTTCACAAGCAGATCGGTCTCTATGTTTTGGTAAATTAGCTGCGTAAGTATACATTCTCCAAAAAGCATATGTAGGCAGTAATTTTAAACCTGTTTCTTTTTCAATTACATTTTGTTTATTTAACATCACAGATTCCATAACAGCATCTCCATAATACATGGTGTCTAAATTATTAGACAAACCTAAAGGTGTATCAAAACTATCTGAATTAGCTCTGTGTTTTATTATTGAATAAGTTGTTAATAACTCTACTTCTTTTTTAGTTAAAAATTTTTTAATTTTTTTATATTTAAAATCTCTTATAGTGCCCATGATACTATTGAATATCTTACTCCTTCTATTACAGGTTTAACTTCGTGTGGATATAAAAAAGTGCTTGGCCAAACAATAATGCGATTTGATTTTGTTAAAATAACATTATCGTTTGAACCATCCGGATCTTTAAAACAAAGTTCTCCACCTTTATAGTCATTATTTAATAAAACAATAGCACTTAATGTTCTAGGAAAGTCTAAACAATGATCCCAATGAGTTTTATAGAATCCATCTTTTTCATATTTTAAGGCTGTGATTTCTACTATCCTATTGTAATAATTAGTTGAAGTTTTTGAAAATGTTTTAGAGTAATCTGAAAAACATTTGTTTAATACGTAGGTCCAAAGATTAGCCCAATGCACGTTAGTTAAACTTGGAGACATAGGACTTAAATTAAGAGTCCAAGTTCTTCTAACATCAAAATCTTCTCCTTCAACAATTTTAGCTTTTGAAAATTCTTTACTTGAATTTAAATATTTTATAAAGCTACATAAAGATGTAACTGGTAAAACATCATCATATGTTTTTATATAATCTTTTATTTCCATGATTTTTTTTTCCAAAATTTATTTTTATACACGTTAAAAAAATTTAATCTAAAAAATGATTTTTTAGGAACTAAATCATTAGTTTTAAGTTTTTTAATTTTCATTTTCCAATTATCTCTTTTAAAGGGGATGATCTGAACACAAGGAGTGCCTTTCTTTATAATAGTGTCTAATGAAGAATACTTGTCTCCATTAATTACAAAAGGAAAATTAACTTCTTGATTAAAAGTGTCCGTATCAACTATTCCAGGTATAATAGAAAATCTATCGTCTGCATTATTCATAGGAGGTAAAAACAAACAAGAATAACCTGGTGGTGTTTTTATGTGCCATGGATTTAATATTTTATAAAAAGGTAAATTTTTATTTTTTTCTACAAAAGGAGACCCTGCTAGTTGTCCTGTTGAATGTATATCTTTTGTCATGTCAGAACTCAAATTAATACCTCTAGAATGTAAATAACCTGAATCTATTTCTCCAGTGTGCACAAAACTATCTTTTTGTTTTGTTTCTGGATTTTCTACATTGTGTTTAATGGAAATATCTTGTGGAATTCTTAATAAATATCCAGAGGTTAAAGTATCAAGAAAAGGCATGCATCCTTTAATTGTTCTAAAACGTGGGGAATGGTTTAATTTTTTAAACCACTCTGGTATATTAGTTTTTATTGGAGTGGGATAATCTTCTTTTAAATTAACATAATCTTCGTGACAAGAAAAAGTAATTATTTTTTCAAACATATATATCTTTATTTAAAAAATGTATTTATAACTTTTTTAAAAAGAAGTCTACAATAATTGTAGAGAGCTGTAGACTGTTTGACCTTGACCTTGTGCGTAAGTTTCAAGAGTTGAATTTAAAGCCGTGCCATCAGACCAGATTGCAGTGTCATCGTCAACTGTAGCACTTTCACTTGGATCAGTTACTATGTCAGTTGCTTTTAAATTTTTAAGGTAATTTAAATAAGTCGTAACACCTGAAGCCATAGGTTTTGAAGAATTACTTTCTAACCATTTTTCTATGTCACTTATTCTACGATTTATTTCTTTTTGCAAATCAACAGCAAAATCATATCTCACACTCATGTCTTGATAAGTTACACTATCTCCAGTTTTACTTATTACAATTTTATTTCCTAATTTTACAGCTTCAAAATCAGAATCACTTACAGTAACTGTATCATAGAAATTATCATCCCAATTTTTATTAGCATCATAATTAGTTTGATTATCAGCTATTTTATATAAAGATCCTTCTTGACCATCTGAATTTTTATGAAAAACAAATATTGCCATAATTAACTTCCACTATTTTCAAAGATCATCGCTAATCCAGCTCCACCTGCATTTCCAGGGTTTTGAGGTCCATTAGAAGGAGCAGCGTCACCTCCATTTCCTCCATCACCATAATTTGAACCTTGTATTAAAGTTTTAATATTCCAAGTTGTAGTTGCTCCTGGAGCAGATCCAGCACTTCCTGTAGACCCAGGACTTCCGTCAGAGCCTCCGCCGCCTCCGCCTCCGCCGTTTACAGTTCCAATATTTGCTATAGTTGTTGCACCACCCGTACCACCGGATGATCCAGGGTTGTATTGATTTCCACCAGCTCCTGCATTTCCACCAGCACCTACTGAATAAGGTTGTGAGAATGGAGCAGTTACAGGTGCTCCATAAAAACCAAATCCACCAGCACCACCAGCTCCTCCTGGTCTTTGATCATCATTTCTTCTAGCACCGCCGCCTCCGCCGCCTCCGCCAGCGTACAGGTATGCTCCTATAAAACTTGCGTTAGAAGTAAGTGTGCCTGAAGCAGGTCCAGCTGCAAAAACACTTGGTACAAAACCGCCTCCACCTGCTGCTCCTGAAGCAGCTGATATGACTCTTCCAGAAGAGTCAATAGTTACAGTTGATGATGTAAATTCAGTTCTTGCTACTGGTTTAATTATTCTTGGCATTTAATCCTCCTAGTCTACCATTTCTACATAAGAAACGTGGTATGATAAATCGTTAGCAGCTCCTGCTGTCACCGCGATTAAGTCTGTTTCATCTAAGTAGATAGGTCTTCCAATTAAATCTAATGTTGAATCTGCAGGTACTGAAATCGTACTTGCAATTTTATAATAAGTTGAGCCATTGTCGTTACTAATTTCTACTGTTGCATCAACAGCGTTAGTCCCATCAATGTTCGCTAATAATATTGTATCTATCCTTACTGCAGTTTCTGCAGGGACATCTATC